TGCCCTGCCCTGGGAAAGTAACCACTGGATTTACGCCTGCTCTATACAATGTATCTCTGTCTGATTTCGATGGAGAGTATGCCAATTTTACAACATTCTTAATTTGACCTCTATTAAATCCTGCAGGAGAGAACCAAGGATCAGCAACAAAATCTGATCTTGCTGTAATGCCTGCAATATCTCCATTTAATGGTATCCAACGATATACATCGTTATATCGGTCATACTGATATTTCCATCCCGAATCTAAAACAGCATATGATGAGCTCGGTAATCCATTTCTAAAATTCACAACATTAGTCACGGCAGTTGTATTGTTAACAACATCAACATATTTAGGTGAGGCAAACACCATACAATCTTTTCTTACTTCAGCAACATTATTGATAACTGAAGTTACATTTGCTACATCTAAATCACCGGTCGGTAGTAGGTTAATATCATATAATTCATCATTTGCAAAAACTGTATACTGACCTAAAATATTAGCAGCACTAGCTACAATATCTGTACCACCACCAAGTGTCATAGTCACATTTGCTCTTAAATTAGCAAAAGTAACTGCGCCTGAAGCAGTGCCCCAATTGCTTGTAGAACTGGTATTAGCGGTGTGGTTAGCCCATCTAATATATTTAGAACTATTATTGATTACCGTCTTATAGTAATTTATAGAACCATCTAAAGCCTTAGCATCTGAAGCTTTAGACAAATATGAAAACCTTTCTAAAACTGTATCTGCAGCACCTGTCCAAGACCCATTTGAATCAAGAACTACTACGTGAAGTTCGTCAAAAGCACCACCCAAACTACCCACATAGCTTGATGTGTTAGGAGCAGTTGAACTAAATTGTGTTTTATATGCCCAAGAACCGAAAGTGTTGGCATCAGCCATAGACACTTTGATTGAGTTTCCTAAAGTGCCTGGGTATCTTGCTACCCATTCACCAGTATTTGTAAATGTCAATGTTTCATAGTGATCATCATTTTTAACTAATGTTGCAGTATTGGCTGCTGCATTTTTAGCATCACCTGAAACTGCTCTAATAACTTTTAGATTATTGCCATATGATAAAAAGTTTGCAGCAGTGAAAAACGACACATATGTATTAGTGGTTGGTTTACCAAATATCGCCACTAGATTTTTTTCTGAATCTACTTGAGTTACCTGTTCAGCAGGACCCCACTGGAAATTCCCGACAAAACCACCGGCAGTTGTGGAAACGCTTGGAACACTAAGTGTGTCATCTCTTTCAGTTACTAGTACACCCGGTGAAAGCTGAAATGCCATCTTAATCTCCTAAAGATTTTTGGAAGTCGTCATGACAACTAAATTACTAATTATTTATAAATAACGGGTTCTAGACATTTTCCAGCATCTTTCTTCGCATTTTTTCCATAGCTTCTTGGGGATTGAAGTTAAACCACACGTCGTCTCCGACTCGTTCGGGCTTCCCTTCTTCTGGAATACCTGTATTTACAATACCAAATGGTGTAAGATTTTCTTCAATTTGTTTAGTTTGTTGCTCATAAAGTGCCATTCTCAGATTAGAATTAGTTAATTCTTTGAAATATAATTCATTTGTAGCCCAAGAAAATATCACTAAAGACATAACTAAATCGTCATGATATCCTTCATCCGCTTTAAATGATCCTTTTTGTTCAGTGAATGTTGATATCTCAGAAATAATATCTTTATCTGTGATTAATAATTTTTGTGTTTCAACTAAGTTCTTAAATAAAGAACATCCTAGACGCTTAACCTGAGTCGTTGTTCTTAGTCCAAGTGTGCTACCAGTACCAAATCCTCCGGATAGAAACTGTCTTGCTTTACCACTAGCTGTTGCAAAAATGTTCTCATATTCAAGATCAGTATAGAGAGAATCCACTACCTGTTGTCCAATATCATTCGTTTCAACTAAACAGAATGCATCATTATAATCCCTAGCAACCTTGTAAATAACCGTGGCATAAAGTAGTGGGCTTATCTTATTATTTCTATACTTGGCTACTATTCTAAAAGGATATTCAGTAACATCCATCACTGTAAACGCAGAATAATCTCCACCGACTCCTCTAGAAGTATCTGCGGACACTACATAGGTATGTGGTTTTCTTGCTACCTCACCTTTATCATTTAACAGACCCCTAATAGGTTCTTCTATAACATCAAGACCTTCATTTTCAAACACATAAGGCAAAGGAGACATTCTCGAGATAGCATCCGGAGAAATAAGCGTGTTAGATGAACCAAGGAATCTACATAGAACTTCTTGATTAAATTTAAGCTCACCAAGCAATGCTTTCTGTTGTGCAGCCCATTCTTCAGTTCTGCCTGGAATTTTAGAATAAGGAATGTACAAAGATTTGAAACCATTAATGCCTTGCTCCGCATCATTCCAAAATTTCCAAAAATGATTATAACCAAATGGTGTAGATGTGAGCAGAATTTTTGTTGTTTCACCTGCAGAAATTGTCGGATAAACTGAAGTGAAAAAATCTTCAGCTACATTATTTGGAATAATAGCAGCTTCGTCAATGTATAACCAGTTTACAGATTTGCCTCGGATACCAGAAGAACTTGTTGCTGCAGTAAATACTCTAGACCCATTCTCTAGTTCAATGTCACCTTTATTGAATGTCTTTACACCCTGTTGCATCCATAGCGGCAATGCTTCATACATTATCTGATATCTATAAAGTACCTCCCTAGCGGCTGAGGATTTGTTTGCAAGTATAGCAACCGTCTTTGATTCTTGAAATAACGTATACCACAAAATACAAGCGGCAGCAGTAATAGTTTTACCCTGCTGCCTACCCTCCATCAAAATAACCTTTCGATTATTTAAAATAACATCTACTTTTTCTTTTTGGCATTCATATAATTTAAAGTGCACTAAACCTTGATCTAAAGAAACGATCATACAATAAGTTTCTATGAAATAAATTGGATCTCTAGAACATTTAATTATTTCTTGAACTTGTTCTGGAGTATAATTGATAACCGTGCCGATCTGTTTAAGATTCGGATTACCATTATAAGAAATTCTTTTATTCATTATTCTTTTTTAACAATTTCATCAATTCAGTTGTTGATCCTGCAAACACTACATTATTTTGAGTACCGATACTAGGTTTATCATTTTCACTGTTCAGATCTTTCACCTTTTTCTGCAATTCAAGAAGATCCTTCGCTACATCGGACATTGTCTTTATTAGTTGTCCCGCAACTTCATATGTTCTCGGATGCTCAGAGTTTTTAGCTAAATTTATCATTTCATCTAGAGTGTCTTCACCTTTAACAATTAATTTACGAAGGGTCGCCCTAGCTAATTGATAATCATCTTCTTTGTCTAATTCCAAAGATTGAGATGGCATAAGCACAGGAAGAGCTTCCTGTTTAGTTTCTTCAATATTGAACAGTTTGTTCAATTCTGGTATATTGTTCATTAAAAGTCTTCGTAATTTTCTAGATAATCAAAACTCTCATCAGGAGTAGCAGTATTTGGGTTAACTTCTACAGAATATGATTGTTGCCTGTTAGTTAATGCTCTATCAGAAAAGGTATCAGTAACAACTTTCTTAATAACACCTTGTTTATTAATTGGCCCATAAAAGTTTAATTTCATTAAAAAATTAAACGTCCAAATAATGGATCTTCTTTGTTTGAAATCGCCTTCGTATTGATCGTCGTATAATATATTTTCCAATAGAATTGGCAAATCATTTTTTATATCTAGAGCTGGTATAGCTTTTAATGTTAAGTTGTAATCAGGATTAAAATAAGGTAATATCTGTTCTACAATCTGTAAACCATCGTCTTGATTTTTAGAATATACGTATAAACTTAAATCTATGTTATAAGGCGTTGGTGCATATTGAGCCAACGCAGAAGTTGAAGAATTTATAGCTCTATTCTGTTGTATTGGACTAATTTTTCTATTTGGATCATATCTCAACCCAATCATTTCAAAAGACATTCTCGGAAGAATGACTTCTATATTTTGCTCGTCTACACTAGGTTGCTGTGCAATACGTTGTATAAACTTTTGTTTAGGCGCATAAGCTAAAGGTACCTTAAAAGTTTGTACTATACCACCACTTGAATTTAGTCGATCAATGGTGATATTATTAAACATATTACCAAAAGCAACTATTGCTTTTCTAATGGTACCCCAATAAAATTTTTGATCTAACATTAGCGATAAACCTCACCAAATGGATTGCGTTCAGTAAAGTCTAGAATGTCATCTATATTTGTATCAAAGTCTTCGTTATCTGCTGCTGGGTCTAAAGCTACAGTACTAAAATCTTCCACCATTAGTGTTGATTCAGAATAGTATTCCAAAAGTAATGCCTCTCCATCTTCTTTATGGAATTCAAATTGTTGAATATCCAAACGTTTATCATCAAGTAAATCATCAATTTCGTCAATACCAGTTGTAACTCTTTCGTTAGAAAATTCAAATAATTCGCAATCCAATTTAAATACAAATAATTTGCCAACCTGGAAGAAAGGATCCTGTCCGGTAACTTTTCTAATTTCAAAAAATGATTTGGTAAGAGGAAAATATAACAGATCACCTTCAGCGGGTCTTGTTTCCAAAATAGTATTACCAACACGCCCTACTACCTGATCCCATCTACGTCTTGATACTACGAAACGAGCAGTATCTCTTAACTCTACACCAAATTTGGTTAATAGTTCACCTTCACCTTCGAAACCCATAACATTTTCCATATACATTTCTATAGGGTAAGCATGCTCATAGGTGTTCAAAGGA